GCAATGGGGGCAGTTGATGGGATCAATAATTTCATTCCCTATCCTCTGCATCGTGAACGCTACCGTGTGCCGCATGGCGCTGGAGCACGATCTTGATTGTGGACTGTCTCTGTCCAGAGCCCCACTGATGGTCAATGGTGACGACTGCCTCTTCCCGGTAGGTCCTGCCGGTTATGCAGCGTGGAATTTGTTCGGAAAGATGGCCGGTTTGAGCCCATCCGTTGGGAAGGTATACTACTCGAAACACTTTTGTAATATCAATTCCACCACCTTTGTCTATGATGGTGAGAATCCAGACGATCGCGCGGTCTTCAAGCGCGTGGATGTAATTCGTCTGGGCCTTTGCTTTGGTCTTAAGCGTTCCATAGCGGAGGTTGAAGAAGAGGATGAGTTCCGTGAGCTACGTCTGCTCGGGAACGGACAAGAGTGGGATTCTTCGATAGGAGCGCAGCACCGCGCCCTAATGTTCGAGTGTCCGCCACAGTGCTATGATAGAGTTCATCGAAAATTTCTTGCACGAAATCGAGAACTCCTAACCACAGCTACTGAGTACCTTATTCCTTGGTACGTCCCAGAGTGCTACGGAGGAATCGGCCTACAGCCTATCGGTGAAATGGGTCCCTCAAAAACCGATGAGCTGATCGTGACTGCAATGGTTCATTGGAGAGCATGGACAGATGTCCAACCACGCCTTCCGGTGCAGTGGAAAGGTCCTGCCAAGACAAAAATTCGGCAGGTCGCAGTGGAGCAACTGCGACGGGTGTTACCTGATCTTGAAACGCACTGGGTTTCTCAAGGCTCCAGTGAGGTGGACGGCCTGGACTCGCCGTCCCTTGCTTCGTGGGTGCTCTACCAACGACCTCAGGATGTACTATCTGTAGTCAGCGATGTCCGAGCGGCACGAGACGCGTTGTGTGAAATTCGACGCGTGCGATCGTGGTACCTCAAGCACATGGACAAGTTCGCATGGATGACTCCCTCGGCGTACATGCCTCCCCGAAGGTTAGTTACGGAAGTCCGGATAGAGGAGCGCTTGCCCGCGCTCCTGCCCACGCAATTGGAAATTGCGTGGCGCGACGTTGACAACCTTTTACAGGCGGATGCCGATGAAGCCACAGTGCGATGGTCTCGCAGATTTGCTGTAGCTCCCAACAGTGATACGCAGATTCCCACATGGACGGAAGCTCTTGAAGATGAGCATACCCTGTGGCGGTTGAATCTGGATCCCGACCTGTTGCAATGAGGACAGCACTGTGAAACATGTGTGCACCTTCTTCCCCA